AATTTCTGTAGTGAAGTTATCTACAACATAGTCTCCAGACTCGTCGTAAGTTCTTCTTGCTAGCGTATCTTCTAGTAATGTGTAATCTGCTGGTTGTACTTCTTTCTCAATTACACCCTGATTAACTCTCACCAACTCAATAAAGTTGTTATCTGTAGATTGATTATAATCAACTCTGGTTAAATCTAATACAATCTGTAGTCTATGTGCTCCGGGAGCAGAACTGTTCGAGTATCCTCTTGCGTTATCATATAACGTAGAATCTTGTTCCGGGGTTACTACATTTTCTTTGATGCTAAATCCAACCTTTGAAGAGGTTTGATCAGAATACTTATCAATGACTAGAATCTGTTTCTCATTCCTTACAAAGTATCCATTTACAAAATAAATTCCTTCTTCTACTTCTACTGCACTGGCGAATCCCATCGCCGGACTAGTCTCGAATCTATCTTCTCCGGAGACGGGATCTGTAATTGTGATTGATGTTGGTAGAACGCTTCCATCAATACCAACAACTAATAATGGAGTATTGATACCGCCAACAACTTCTAGGGTCTCTCCCTGTCTGAATGAGGTTTCGTTGTTGTCGTTACCACTGTTTAAATAATTAACAAATAGGGTGTCTGATTCGGTGTTTGTAGAATATGCTGTTTCAACAACTACACCTTCGACACCAGAAGTAATACCTCTTAATGTTTGACCAATTAAAAGGTTAATATCATATCTTTGATAGATGATAGTACCATCTGGTTGAGAAATGCCCACCTCAGACACAGATGACAACTTAACATAATCTAGTCTATTGTTAAGACCAACTTCACCAGGAACTACCTGCTGCCCTTGCTTAAAACTATACCTACCAAAATTTTCAATCTGATTTTGTAATACAGACTGTAAAGTAGTTAGCTCTCTAGTTTGAATAGAATACCCTGGTCTGAACAGAACCTTGTAGAAGTTCTTGCCAGCATCAAAGTCATCAAAATAAGGAGCTGCATTAATGTTTGTCTTCTGGGGCATTTTACATTATTTCTTTGAGGTTAAAAACGGTCCCCCGAAGGGGACCGTAGTATGATCTAGATCAGAATTCGATAACGAGTTTGATATCTTCAACCTGATCAGGTGCTCTTGTGATGAGTCTTCTGTTCTCAAGATACATGATATCGCCAGTGTCCTGAATAAACTCAGTATCAGCAAGTCCCTCGGTGAATGGAGCGACGTTGTTGGCAGCGACGGATCCTGTAGTTGGGGTAAGACCTTCGCCAGTGATGTCGGCAGGTGGTGTTACACCATCATTGCCTTCGAACGCTCTTACAACACCTTTATCGGTGTGCTCTAGTGGAGTCTGGTAGTAAGAAATGATACCAGTACCAGCACCAGTAGATTCGAACGAAACAACACGACCCTTAGCAGTACCACCAGTGGATAGTGTCTGGGTGATCTGCTCATCAACTACGAAGTCGGAAGCGAGACCAGTAACATCAATTCTCTTGAGGTTGCTTAGTGTCTCTAGTCCAGCGCCATCAGCAATAGCTCCAGTGGAGGTTGCCTGTGGGTTACGGAGGATACCGATACGACGGAAGTCGTTATCGACAGGGAAGTCTCCATCACCTTCAGCATAGGTTAGACGGATGTTTGCCATTACACGCTTGGTGTTAAGCTCACGCTCGATATCAGTGCCGTTAACACCAGAACCATGACCGCCTCTTGGGGAGATGATTGGTTCGATAGCAGCAGTATCAGTAACACCAACTCCAAGAGGAGTTACGGCGGTGGTTAGAGCAGCATCACTGTGGAGACCGATTGGGGATCCATCATAGACTCCACCGTCTTCAATTAGAACGTTACCATAGGTGTATCCGGTGCCAGCGTTGGCAATGAATAGACCAGTGATATTAGCACCATCGCTAACCAACTCAATAACAGCACCAGTACCATCTCCTAGAACAGGAACGAAGTAGCTAGCAGCAGGAAGACCAGTAACATCGAACTCAACAACAGCAGACTGAATACCACCGTCGATAGCAGCAACGTCTTCTGTCTGTGCTCTGTCAGTTTCTGCTTCGGAGCGAAGGGAAACAGGGATGAAGTCAGTAGAAAGGAAACGTAGAACGTCGTCAATGGACAACTTGTACATAAACTTCCATACATAACCACCAGCAGCAGATAGCTGATACTTATTGTTTGGTCCTAGATCAGATCCATCAAGGTTCTCGAAGTATAGACCAGGAGCAATAGGATCAGCAGCAGGATCTCTGTATACAGAGGTGCTTAGAAGATTGCTTCTTCTTGGTTCGAGAGTAGCAGGAATACCTTCGGGGTTGGTGGGGGACTGACCGTTGTAAAGGCACTTGAATACTTCATACTGTCCGTTCATTACATAGAACTTAGAAGTAGCAAGCGAAGATGCCTGAGGATAAGGAGCTCCTCTGTCAGTAACGTTCTGAGAACCTAACTTACCCGAAGCACCAACGGTGGCAGGGGCATAGTCGTTCTTGTACATGTCATAGACATCAGTTCCGGTGAGGGCCCAGTTGAAACGACGAATAACACCACGGGTGAAAGCGATGGTCATTCTCTTAGCGGCGATTAGATCGTCGTATACAGAGAAGAATTCAGCATCGTTGTCGTTAGCATCGACAGGCTCGTTCTCATCGCCATAACGGTATACACCGGTAGTAGCAGTAGAACCAATACCAGCGCCACTAGTTACAGTGAAAGTAGAACCGATATCAGGAACAGTGTCCTGGTTTACAGTACCAGAAACAGTCTTTAGAAGAACAGCGTCATCTAAGACTTCTTCGACAACAGCAGCGAAGCTGTTTGTGGAAGCAGTAACAGTATCTCCCTCAGTTACAGATGCCCAACCGCCAGCAGCGTCAGCTCTGTTGTAAATTTCTAGGACGGCATACCACTCTTGTGGACGACCGACGAAGAAGAACATATTATCTCTTTCGGCAAGAGGATCACCTTCGGTGAAGTTACCTTCACTATCATATACGTCATCACCTAGAGCAGATAGAAATTGCTCAGCATTATAAATTCTAAACTTTTCTGAAATGATTGCACTCATTTAAAAATTCTCCTATTGTGGATGATATTTTATACGATTATTTATACGAGTTTTACCCGATTGTTCTTACGTAAGACTCTGTGGCATCGTGTGTTTGGGCGGTTGTTCCACCTACACCTCTTGTGATTCCGGTTAGTTGATTTCCGGAAATACCTGTGTATTCGATTTGTTCTAAAGTACCATTAACAGCGTCACCAATTAAGATTGTACCGCTGGTTGGCCATGCTAGATCGGCAAGATTTCCTCCTACATTGAGAGTAATACTTGTGGTTTCCGTGTCAAGAAGGTTGCCCTGTAGCGTTCCACCAACTTCATTAATTGAAGGAATTGCTAGGTTGAACATATCTCCATTTGGTCTTCTGCTAGACTCTTCTCTCAATTCAAATTCTTGAATCTCGAAGTCATCTAATAGTTGAGCAATAGAAGCGTTTAGTTTCAACGAACCGTTGGAAACGAAAGCATTGGACTGGAACTGTTCGTAGTTTGGTCCAAGTGTTGTTCTTCTGTAAACAGAATCCAACTCATCGGCAATAGCATCAGCAACACCGTTGACAATTCTCTGTACGATGATGAGAGATTGCTCGGTGAAGATTGGTTGACTTACATCAGCATTGACCTCTACGATAGTTACAACCTCACGGTCACTGGAAGCAAGGGCGAGGTTATCATTGGTTCCGTATGTGGACTCAAGACCTGCTGGTGTGAATCTGATGTATTCCTGGAATATAGTTGCCTGTACATCGAGTTCAACAGAATCAACAATGTGAACAATCTCGATGTCTGTTGTGATAGGTTCGAAGGCAGTAACAACGGTAACATCAACGATGATTGGTGGATCCTCTCCAGATCCTTCATCTGGGATAGAATCCAAGTTGAGGGTGACAGCAATGGGAGATCCGCCAATAAAGGTTCCGACAGATTCAGAAGGCGTGACGACAATCTCCTGGAAGATTGTTGCTTGTACGTCAATCTCAATCGTCTGATCTCTAGTGAGTTCAAGAGTAACTGTCTGGACAGTAGCATCTCTCTCCTCAATCTCCTGTGGAGGTGCCTGTGTGGGTTGATTATCACTACCACCAGGAACAGTCTCAGTGAAGAATACTTCAACACTGACATTGACAGGCATTGCTGGTACAGCATAGAATCCTTCGGATTCATCTAATACTAATGGATCATCAATTAGATAATGCTGATTAGGATAGAATCTGGATATTTGCTTGGTGATGCCAAGAGTTTCTCCAGCTGATGCTTGAGGAATTACTTCACGTAGCATCCAGAATACAGCATTCAACTCATCACCTTGGAATGGAGTTGCTAGTTCTAAGAATGGAATTCCTCTTTCGTCTACAGGGAACTCACCATCTCTTTCTTCAGCACCACCGGACCATAGATAGACATACTTAGTAACTTCAAATTCACTATCAACAACAGAAGTCTGAGGACCAAAGTCGATGAAGTATTCCTGACCATTGATCTTAGATCCTGCTATGAGGATTATAGTTTTAATTTCTTGAACAGAATCGGCATCTACTTGAGGTTGAATAATAAACGTATTGTTATCTTCAACTGTAAATGGCGATCCTGCTACTACTTCTGGTTCAATAGGCTTGAGGTTTACATATTCAAACTCAGTAGCGCCCAAGAATACAGAATCAACGACAATCTGTAGGGTAGATACAACAGCATCTTCTTCGATTTCTACAACCTCGGCACCAAGAACCTCAGTAAGAACTCCCTCAATAAGGATCTGTTCTACTGGGTTGATGATAAGAACAATCTCGGTTTCGGTTAGTGTTACTTCAGCTAACTCTTCATTCTCAATAATACGCTTCTTAAATCCAAATTCAGGAGCAATATTGATTAGACCAGGATCAATTTGTGGTTGTAAGATGAGTTCATTATCCTGAAGAACTACATCGCTCATTCTTACATCAGGAATGTTGTCAAAATCAGTCCAAACAGGAATAATTCTGGCATATTCCAACTCAGTAGTTAGAGCACCAAAGATAACATCCTCTAGTAGATAACGAGAAATAATCTGATCTTCAGTATCAATAGCAACTACAGAATCAAATGCCTTCTCGTATGGTAATGTTCTGACCCAATGGTTAGAAATATCATTTGGAATATTACCAAATTCAATAGATGTTGGGAGGATGTTAATGATACGTGTTGTGGTATCTAAGGCATCAGTAACAACTACATCTGGTTCTACAACAGTTACAAACTGATCTTCAGTATCGATAGTAACTACAGAATCAAATGCCTTCTCATATGGTAGTGTTCTGATCCACATCTCAACATCTACGTTGAGAGGAGCAGTTCTCTCATCGATAAATCTGATGATCTCCTCTACAGGATCAAGTTGTACAGGAATCTGAGTAATCTGTAGATATCCATCAGGTAGAGATACAGTTACTGGTCTGGATGCTGCTTCCTGGAATGAAGTAGAGATGAATCTTCTGATCTGAAGTTCATCGACAAAGAGATCAGTGACACTACCTGCTACTGGTGATCCAAAGTCAGCAAAGTTGAAGCTTACATCATCATCTTCGAATGTTCTGATCCACTGAGCAATATCAACATTAAATGGTGCCTTTCTAGCATCTTCGAATCTGATAAAGATTGGATAACTAAATTGTTCGTAGTAAGCAGCAGTAACAGATCCTCTTGGTTCGAATACTCTTGTTCTAGTATTGTCAATAGTTAAATCATTATCAAAGAAGATGAATAGTTCGACTGGGTTGACAATACCAGGAACAACAATAATACCACCAGTTTGTAGTTCAATACTAATAGATTCAATACCAATATTGATAGGATGTATGTAAATTTCTTGCTCAAGAATACTCCAAGAATTATCTGGTAGTCTTACAGATTGATCTGCTGGTTGAATCCACTGAACTACGTCATCAGTAGAGATAAACGCTCTTACTTCTTCGGGTCCTATTACATCAAAGAATCTAGTAATCTGCCAGTTGACATCAGCAACCTTGGTGAAGATCTTAGGTACTAACTCGTAGTTAATAACACCAGCTCTTTCATTTCCAAATATATCGAAATTGGTTACTAGATTTGCTAATATAGGTTGAGATTCTAGTTCAACCTTAGTAATAACCTCACGCTCAGCGGTCTCTGCCATTCTGACAGCACCGAAGAAGAAGAATGGATCAACACCAGGAGGTGTGATCTCTTCAATAATAATGTCAATATCAGCCTGAGCGTTAGAGATAGAGAAGTCAGGTTCGAGACTTACAAGATCTCCAATGAAATGATCTGCTTCTGTAGTATTCTTGGATCCTCTCTCAGTGATATAGAAACGATCTGTTTCCTTTGTTAAGTATTCTACCTTCTCAAAGTTAACTACTAATGTGCCTTCATCAGGGAATCCATCAGTATTAGTTACATATAGAATAGAGTCTCCAATTAAGAAGTCACCAGAGATGAGAGCATATCTAGTAGAAGGTTGTGGGCTAGCAGATAAGAAGAAATCATCCGCTTCAACTAGGTACTGTGTAATAATACGAGTATCATCAAATGTTGCTTCTACATCTTGTACAGTTTGAACTTGCTCGACGAGTAAGAATTCTTGTCTACTAAAGTTAGTAAAGATCTGAATATTATCAGTAATACTATCGATGACATAGATAGTGTCTTGAGATCCAACATTGAGGTTAGCAGATACTAGAACGTCATCTACAGGAAGTTGAACAGTTATCTGCTGGAAGCTAATGGGATTATCAACAGCAAGGAAGAGGAATGTCGAGAATGTAGAAACTCCTGCTTCAGGAGCAGTAAGAATATTGACAATCGAACTGATCGTAATAGCTGTGTTACTAACCTTAAGATCAAGATTAAGATAACTTAATGAATCAATTTTCCTATTTGGATCCTTGATTAATTCGTATGGTTTTGCTACAACAACTGTAGGTGGTTCTTCATAACCATACCCGCCTTGCTCTAGATTTACACTAAAGACTTCTTTGATAAAGGTTACATTTGCCCTTGCTCCACCACCAGCTGGTGTTTTTGGAATGAAGTAAATTTGTGGTGTTTGTGTATAATCAAATACAGTATTTTGGATGATTTGTGTAAATTCATCATTCCATACTTTCTTATTCCAGATAAGATCTGTTACAGTACCGTTTTCGTCAATTTGAGCATAGATTGATAATCCCTGACCTAACTGGGGACCATTATAAGATGTAGCCTGAATATCAACATAGTGATCTTTAGTGATCAGTTCACCGGCATTAAACTGAGTTTTGCCAGCAAATCTAGGAATTTCTAATACTTCCCTATACTTGTTCTCACCCGCTATTTTGATTTTATCCTTTGGATGTAGATTAGCGAATGCCTTCGTTCTCTTATAATAGGCATTGTCATCTCTGTCTCCATTTAACCAGTATGTTGTATTTCTTCTTAGTTGATTACGACCATCTACCGACTGTGGTTCCGAAGTAGTAATGGTGGGGAACTCATTAGCCTTAATTGTATAAGACTGAACATCTCTAGTAGTAAATCTATAGTTATTTCTAACAATGAAGATTTTATCAGAAAGATCAAACCAGTTTTGATTTGCTTCTACTCTTAGACTAATCTCACCTAACTCACCTCTTGCTGACTTAACTCTTCCTAATGGGATCTCATTGCCACCAGCAGTTTCGTATTCTCTAGCGATAATAGAAATTTGGAACTCAATATTATCACCTAGAGCAGGTAGTGGATTGCCAGGTACAGGGTCAAATCCAATAGTTTCTACGATGTCTCCATCTTGATAACCAGTACCATAATCTTCTACTCCAAATTGTCCGGTAATTTGAGGATTAAGACTTAAATCAGTTACAAATAATCCGGTTCCGTACTGTCCCTCTGGTCCATTAACGATATCTAAAGTTCCTGTGTTGGTAGGAGCAGCGGTGTTGGTGTAAGTAATTTGATCACCAACTACTGCTTCGGGGAATACAATAAGTTCTACAAAAGCAAAAGCATCTACTCCTGCTTCCCCTACTGATGTAACATTGATACTAGTTGGATCAGCTACATTGTCAAATCCCAACTCAACCCCTAGCATCGAAGGGTCACCTACTTCAAAACGGTATGTATTTCCTGGCGATACAGGGATATTTGAAAGTTCAACAGGTGTACCATCACTTTCAAGGTTTCCACCATTGAGAGTGATAAGATATGCATTAGTTGGCTGGTTGTATAGAGGAACTCTATAACTTAGTTGACTCCCGATATATTCTGATGGAGCATTTGTTACCGTGAAAGTTCTTCCGATTACCCACTCTTCGAAGATGCCACTTCTGTCATAAGCATATAGTTCAGTACGCTCACCTTCTCTTAGTGCTTTTCTTGTTCTATACCAGTATTCAAAATCATCACCCCATACTTCAGGTCCAGTTAGGTCAATGGTGACATCTCTAAGGTAAGTATCTGGTTCAAATTCATGTAGAGTAAGAGTTTGATCTACAGTTCTACCATAAACATAGATAAGTTCAATAGTTGGAGGAATAAGAGTTCCATCTGCTTCTCTAGCAAACGGTAAGTCAGTTCTGAACGAAAGTTGAGATCCAAAAATAGTATAAGATTTTTCTGGAATCTGTAAAATACTGTTTACAAAAACAATAGCATAAAGAGAATCTGGTACATTAACTACAGTTCCGTCAATACTATTTGTAATGGTAAATGGTCCTTTTGGTTGACGAGGAATAAGCGTCTTGTTAACTGATGCTGTGAAATAATTACCAATAGTATAGATGTAACACTGCTGTCCATTTCTTAGTACAGAATCTTCTCTAGGATCCTCGGAATCATAAAGAGCATCTTCAACTTCTGGTTTAGACTTAAATTGAATCTTGTCTGGAGTAGAAGGATCTTCATATCTTAAAATTTCATATGCTTCACCATAACGTTGCTTGACTCCATCAATAACAACGATCAGTAGTTCATTTTCATCTGTCTTGGCAATAGATCCGTCATCATAATATAAGTCAAAGTCACTTCTAATATTGTCAAACTGATCACTAATATCCTGGAACTTTCTTAAATACTGATCATTTAGATCTGTCGAAGCATACTTAAGAGATTTACCATAGAAATTCTGACCATCTACTTCTTGTCCTTCGGCAATTCTAGGACCTAGTGGAGGTTCGTCAAATATAATTTGATTGCCTACAGTGGTATATGCTACTCCTGGTTCTTGGATGATACCATCTAGAGTAATTAAAAGTTCTACATCATTGTGTGGTACAATCTGCTGATTAGATCCTACCTCAAACATAGAGAACTGTGTAGTTCCTGTTCTCTTAAATGTATCTAGATCTAAGACTCCATCAAACTCAGGTTCTAGTCTGACTTCTCTAAAGAAGGTATCTGATAGATTAACATCGGAAATAGAAATACCACCAGCACCTCTAACAACATTAGAGTCTCTAACAAGAGCAACAATTTGAGTGATCTGCCTTTTAGTAACAATACTATCCAAAGCTTGAATAGATACATTCAAGCTACCAACAGATTCTATTGATGGTGCCACCTCTGGCATTGGTCCAGCAGCAGATGTAAAGACATTAACTTCACCAAACAACTCAAATCCCTGTCTCTTATACA